GCAATGGCCGCCGTGCCGACCGTGCGCGTGCCGCCGTAGGTCACGTCAAACGGCATGTCCACCGTCTTGTCGCCGCCCAGCGACTTCACTTCAATCGCGCAGCCGCTATAGCGTTCGGCGAACATCGCCGTGTCCTTCGTGCCGGCATAGCAGTGCACGATCATCATATCCTGTTCGGCCAGCGCCGCAACGTCCTGATCCTTAATCGCCAGCTGCCACAGCTTCGTCAGCGCGGTCTCGCCGGCGTCCAGATTGCACGGGTCAAAGGTCTGCGTGATGGTCGGCGCGGACATGGTGGTAAACGTGTTGCCCAGGATGTCCTGCGTGGTCTCCTTGTTCCAGTCATATTCCTGGCTGCTGTCTTCCACGCGCTTGCCGACGATCGACCAAACCGGCGCGGAAGACGTTCCGGTATTCAGGAAGGCCATCAGCAGTTTGCGGGCAATCGTCTGGCCCGCGGTTGTGTTAAAAGTCGTACTTTCAGGCATAATGCATCACCTTTCAAAATTGTTGTCGTACCGCATCGATAGGGACACGGCCCAGTCTTCCACACCGTCGGCATAGCGCCCGGTCAAATAGGCCGCCGACACCTGTACAAATGCAGTGATCGTCCGGCCATCGCCGATGTCTGGCCACGCGGCAAGCGTGTGCTGCTGGCCGTCCGCCGTGATCGGCTGTTTTTCCAGCCAGCGCGCCAGTTTGTCCAGCCAGCCCTTGATGTGGATGCGGTCAGTTTCCGACTGCGGCACGGCGCGATATACCACCTGAAACGCATAGTTGCATTTCTGGTACACACCGCCCATGATGTCGGTCGTTTCGCTGATCACCGTCGCCGCAGCGGACGGATAGATCCCGACGCCAGACTTGTCACCCAGTTCGCCGAACCGGATTTCACGCGCGCCGATGGCAGGGAAGTCATTCAGCAAGTCGCTCAGGATCGTTGAAAAATCTTTTGTGTCAACCATTTGATTCCCCCAGGATGATCCGCTTGCACTCCGCGGCCCATTCCTTGCCGTGTTCGTTTTGCGCGACTTCCGCCCAGCGCGGCACGCCGGTCGCAAACCGCAGGTCGCGGTCGGCTACAACTTTCACAGCGCCCTTACGCGCCCACGGCGAACCGGTTTCCGGGTCGACCATGACCTTGCCCATATACAGATACCGCGCATATGGGCCTGGGAACACAACCTGCCGGCCACCTTCTGTGACGTATGAACGCTGCTGCAGGCTGCCGGTTTTCAGCGGCATATACAGCTTGCTGTCCGCAAGCACCTGCTGTCCAAGCCATTCCTGTGCCTTGGCGAATCGTGGACCGTATTTTGAGAACCGAAGATTTACCTGGACGCGCCCTTTGACATAGCTGACGTCCTTATAGTGCTTGATGCCGCTCATGATGCTGTCACCTCGAAGTGCGCAATCAGCGGAAACCACGCGCAGGATGTGATGCGGTGGCACTCTGTTACTTTGCACAGCACATCGTATTCCGCCCAGTCGTGCTCGCCGCGGCAGAAATAATCGCCTGGCTGAAACGCAATCATGCCGCTGCGGTCATCCGCCGCCTGGTACACTTCCGGCGTCGCATAGGTCAGCGCGTCAATGGACGCTTTCGGTACAAGCAGCAGCACATAGTGCCCAGGCACGTCGCCGGTCGTACCTGGCGTCATAGCGGTTTTTGCTTCCACCTTGACGCCCGCCAGCACATGCCGCACCCATGTATCAGCCTGACCGCGTGCGCCGCGCACGCGCGAAAAGAGCGTGATCGTATCGCTATGCAGCAGCATCAGCACGTCACCCCCGCGTACAGCACAAGGACGCCATCCACGGCCACGCCGGAAAGCCAACGCCGGAGCAAGTCAAACACCAGCTCGTCACGTGCCGCCGAAGTCTTCGCGGCGGTCGTGTAGCAGCTGTCAGCCGCTTTATATGTGATCGATTCGCTGCCGGACGACACCGACGCCACAGGGCCGGCGGTTTTTACGCCGCCGACATCTGCGGTTTCAGCCGCGCTGTCACGCGCCTGGTCAATGCGGTAAAGGCATTCGGCCAGTTCGCACGCGCAGTCCTGCAGCTTTTCGGCGTCGATCGTGGATTCCGGCAGCGTGCCGCCGAAGCGGTCAAACGTAAAGCGGTCGATTTCCCGCGACGCCGCTCGCAGATAGCGGGCAGCAGTCACTTCGTCGCGGAAAGGGGACAGATCGTCACCGTACCGCTTTACGTATGTGTCAAAATCCGCGTACACCGTGATTCACCTGCCAATCACGCGCTTGCGTAGGACTTCACGTGCACCTGCGCAGCGTCCAGAACACGCAGGGCGGCGTTTTCCTCGACCTGCGCCTTCGTACCGGCAAACAGCTCAGAATCGACCATGCGGACGATGCTGAAGTTATCGCCGACGCCGAAAGCGTTCGGGTCGTACATGATGAATTCCACCTTCGCAAGGTTCGCCGCCGTAACGCTGGCCTTCGTACCGCCGTGCGGATAGTAGGCAAGATCAGCAGACGACGCGAAGCCGTTGACTTCGATCCAGGTGAAGCCCATGAAGCTGCCGACCTGCCCGCCGGCAGCGGCGGCAAGCAGCATTTCGTTGGACGTCGGGGTGTACTTCTCACCGGCGAACTCCAGCATCGTCGCGAAGAAGTCCGGGCTGCAAAGCACGATGGTGGGGTTGGCTTTCGCCTTGACCATGGCTTTGCGTTCAGCCAGCACCTGCGCCTTGAAGTTGGCCGCAGTGGTCTTCGTGGTGTTGGTGGACGCCGTACCCTCGGAGATCAGGCAGGCAAGCGCGCACTGGTTCTTTGCCTCCGCGACTTCACGGGTGGCAAGAGCCAGATGCTCCTCGGCAATCGGGAACGCCACAGCGGCCGCCTGCACGCCGTAGATCTTCTTCGACGCCTGCAGGTTGTTGTTGAAAACGGCCTGAACCAGCGTGTCAGCGGCGGCGGTGTCCGTGAAGTCACGGCCGGGCGTACCGACAGACGCTGCGGTGGAGGTCAGCTTGTGCCAGTAGCAGCCACCGGCGCCGTCGACCATCACGTCCTGATAGGTCACGCCAGGCACAAGCCAAGTCTTATAAAACAGGTTGGGAAGAACAGTTGCCTTGTACTGTTCATCGACATACATGGATCCATACTGGATAGACATAGATCATCATTTCCTTTCGTAGTCTTAGCCCCTGAAAAACGGGTTGTTTTTGTATTTCTGGGCTACGTATTCTTTTGCGCCACCCGCCGGCGGCACCATGCCGCTGTGATCTGACGAAAAGCGCGCCTTGCTGGCGGGATCGGCCACAAGGATGCCGGGGATCTCCTTGCCGTTCTGATCGGTGACAAGGCCGGTAAACAGGTCGTCGATCGACTTGCCGCGCGCATCGTCGGACCCCAGAGCCGTTACCAACTTGTCCGTGATGCTTTCGCGCGTGATGTCGTTGACGAAATGCTTTCCCGACAGGAACGTGTCCACCGTACTGCGCAGCTTCACGGCGGCAGCGTCCTTCTTACGGTTGTCCCGCTCGGTCTGCAGGTCATTGGTCAGGGTCGTGATCTGACCTTTCAGCGCTGCGACATCCACGCCGTCAAAGGCGGCAAGCTTGCCCTGCACGTCTTTCAGCGATGTGTCCAGCGCGTCGTGGCGTTCCTGCAGCTTGGTGAATTCCGCCACGGTCTTGTAGTTTTCGGCGACGGCCTTGCGCAGATCCGCCGCTTTTCCTTCCGGGATCGTAATGCCGAAGTCGGAAAGAATGGTCTCGATGTTCTTCATGCGTAATCCTCCTGAACGTGGTTTTTTAACAGCCCGTCGACTGTGTGGATTGAGCCGGATGGACCACCGGCGGGGTCGTGATATAGCAAAGGGGCAGCCGGTTTCCCGTCCGCCCCTGCGTATCCTGATTCGATTTTGGGTATAAGAAAACCACCTTGCCGATTGGTAAGATGGTTTTCGTGATTGTTATATAAAACAGTTTTCAGTATCATGTATATTCCGCCGGAACATCAACGTCAATCGCGTTGTCAATGATTTCAAATATATTTTGAGGATATGACGGGATGCAATAGTGGGCAACGGAATAGTCTTTCTTGTAAACAAGAAGCCCTCCACCACCGCATTCAACTGAACCGTATGCTGGGTGAAAACTAATTATATACAAATCGTTGGTTTCGCCAATTTTGCTGATTTTTGTTGCCTTGGATTTCGCACCATATGCTTGCTTTTGTTTTGCAACAGCAATCTCGCAGGCTTTATTCAAGTCATTCATAAGGGTTTCTGATCACCTCATCCCGGTATTGCTCTACTAACGGCAAATTATCGATTCGCAGCCACGTTGTTTTCCCTGTTGCAGCCCTGTCAAAATATTCCTCAACCAGCTTGCCGCTCTTCCCGTTTTGCGGATCAACAAACAGAACATTGCCGTCAATATTTTTTGCTGCAAATGCGTGCGCTTTTTCTCTATCATAGTCCCAAACAACAACGATTTCGGCTCTTGCACCGTTCCCGCTCGCTTTTAGGAACTCAATAATCTTTTCTTTACCAGTGCCAACCTTATCAGCCTGAACTCGTTTAGACATATCCGCGTCAAATGCATTAAAATTCCACACTGAAAATGGCGACATTTGGAAAGCGTCGCGCTCCCCCAATGGCTTACACGGTTGCGCAATTACATCAAAGCCTCTTTGTCGCAGTTCCCATGCAGGAACACACCGCTGGCAGTTATTCGTATATTCGTATGTTTGCTTGTTGTAGTTCGGATTCGCCTTTTGGGCATCTCTAACGGCGTCAGAGCTGCTGATTATTCTGCTGTATTCCGGATATTGCGCCGAAACTATTATACCACCATTCGCAGGTTTTTCAACCGCTTTAGTAGCCGGAGCAGGCGAAACCTGCACATCAGCAATTCTCTGTTGTGCCCGTGCTGCCGCGGACGCGGTTGATGCCGCCGAGCGATCCCAACCCGCAACGGCAAGCCGCTCGTGGTATGGTTTCAGGTCGTTGTCGGCGCAGAACTTCGTGTAGGCCGCGTTCTGATCCTGCAGGCGCTTGGCGGACTGCGCATATTTCTCCTGCAATTTTGCCTTGCCTGCCGTATCTTCGCAGCTTTTCACGGCCGTATGCAGCGCCGCACACTTGCGCTTCTGTGCACGGATGCGGCGTTCCATCGCGCGCTGCGTCTGCGACAGCTCATACGCGCGTCGGTTGGCTTCGGTATCGATCGGCTTGTTATTGTTCCGGCTAACGCCAGGCAGGAACGGTGTGAAGGAATGGCGGCAGTTATAGCCGCACAGGCCCAGCGGATTTTCCGGGTAGCCGGTCGCATCCAGCAGGTTATCGAACTGCGCGTCCTTGCCAGCGATGCAGTACACCTTGCCCTGCCAGCCGGCATGATCTGCGATCGGATCGGTATCGGATACACGCGCGCCCAGATGCTGCGACACCAGCACATGATTCCAGCCCATGTCTTTGCACTGCTGGATCGTCATGTTACCGGATGACTGCGCCACGCCCGTGCGGATGCAGCGCAGTACCGCCACTTCCAGCGTGTCCTTATGGCCGGACGGATAGCGCACGATTGGCTGTACCTGCCCCAGCTCTTTCATGCCCTCTATCATGGCGGCGGTGTAGGACTGCGCGCCGGTGCGCACCTTCCAATACGCCGCGTCGCAGATATCGATGAACGTCTGATTGGTCGCGCCGGCCGTCGTGCGTGTGATGTTGGTAATTTCGCCGACCGTGCGTTCATAAGCGTCCGTGATGATCGCCATCATGCCGGGAGATAGGCCGGAAAACGTCACGGCGGCGGCTTCTGCATCCGCTTTTGCTGCCTGAATGCCGCTGTCTTTGAAGATCTTCGCGATCTCCTGCTGCGATTTGCCGGTGCTTTTGGCCAACGCCTTCTGGATTTCGTCCAGATTCCCGCCGGCCTGTTTCAGCACCCACGCCTGCCATTCATCCGTGCCGGTCAGCAGCTTTTCTTCGCCGCGGCCGAAGCGGATCATGAAGCGCTCGATCATGTCGCGGGCGATCCATTCTGTCAGGTCGTCCAGCAGCGGCAGCAGGGTTTCGCCGATCTCCTGGAACTGTTCCGGGGTGATCATTCGGTATCAGGGAACAGCCCCGGTTTCGCCGTGTTGGCTTCGGCATAGGCCGCTTTCGCATCGTCTTCGCTGAATCCTTCAAAGCGCACCAGATACATCCACCACGGCAAAACGCCGAGCTGGCAAAGGCTTTTTGTGTTCTGCCGGTCTTCTTCGTAGCTGTATGTGATGTCTCCGAAATTGTACGCCACGGTATAGGTGCCATACGGCGCCAGATCGTAGATATCAGCGTAGTCGTTCAGCGCCTGAATCAGATCATCCACAGCTGCCTGGATGCGGTCGCGGATGTCCTTGATGCGCTGGATGGTGCGGCGGTCATCAGCTTCCACCTGCGTTGCGGTGGCAAGGCCCTGCTTTTCGTTATAGCTAAAATAGCCTTCCGAAAAGCCGCATTTGGTCGACAGGCTTTGCAGCAGCATATTGATGCCGGTCTGGCGTTCGCCGGTTTTCAGCTTGCGGTCGATTTCCTGATAGAAACTTTCCGCCGCTGAACCGGCAACGTTTTGCACATAGCGCGGTAGCCGCACGGAAACATTCTTCCGCCCTGGTTCGCGCAGCAGACGATCATCCACAAGGGCAATCGACCGGGAATCCTGAATTTCGTCCACCATAGCCGACCATGCGACGTCCAGCCCACGCAGTTCCGGCAGGGCGTTGGCGTAAATGGACATGCCGCACGCGCCGCCGTCGATATTGTTGGCGTCTGGCATAGTGCACACGGCAAACAGTGGCGCGGTATCATCCAGCACGGCGTCCGGCAGGATGCCCACCCAATCCGGCACTTCATCCAGATTCACACGGGATGCCGATGCTTTGCCCTTCGCCAGCCGGAACGCGCGGTTGGAAACCACATAATGCATCCCGTCGTAGCGGTGATATTCGGCCTTGACATAGTAATAATCCGGCGTTGCCTTCGTGTCGTACAGCACCACGCCGGTCACACGCTTGCGGTTATCCACAGCCGTGATCGTAAATTCCGGCGGCGTGTACAGACCGATGCTGTCCGGCGTCGGTTTCAGCAAGAACATGCCGGCAGCGCAGCCCACGTCCACCATGTCACGCAGGAACGGAATCAGTTCTTCGTTCAGCCGCTCCTGCAGCCAGTCCGCGCGAGCAGAGCCTGACAGTTCGACGCTGACGCCCATCGTCGCAAGGCGCGCGGCTTCGCCGGTCACTGCCTTTGCAAAATTGATGGTGCGATCCTGATCGTTTGCCCACGGCGGGGTGCCCATCCAGATCTGCATCCACAGGTCTTCCGCTTCGCGCATTTCCGGCGTTACCAGCGGCGCAATGCGGAATTCTTCGCGGATCTGCTTTTTCACGCTGTCCAGCGGGATATTGATTTTCACAGGCAGCCAACCTCCTTGAACACTTCGCACATTTTCGGAAACTGCGAAGCAATCCAGTCCACGTATGTTTCGTCATGGCCGTATTCCGGATGCGTAAAGTTTTCGGACAGCCCACTTTCAAACAGAAATGCATGAATGATCTCATGACGCATAACTTTTTTCTGATAGACGCTAAAGTCTTTCAGGTCGCAGTCTTTGGCCTTTTTTGAAATAACAATGGTCTTTACCGTTTTGTCGCAGTAACCATCGCATTTTTCAAGCATTGCATCTTCGGCCGCCGTGGCTTCAATGATTTCATATTCCGTCCCCAAAATATTTACAGTCATGCACTTGCCCCCCTGCGCATCGTCAGCGGTTCCAGTGCGTACCGCGTGGCGTCGATGCTATGGTTATTCACGTCCGGGTATCCGGTGACGACGTTGCCGTCCCGGTCCCGCTCGTATTCGTATTCTGAAAATTCTTTCGCTGCATTCGGGCAGCGCACCGGGTCGATGATGATGCGCCGGCGCTGCAGCCACTTCATGCCGTGTTCGATCGACCCTGGGCCTTTGACTGCGCCGGTGACCGGCAGACCCATTTCGCAGTGATCGTTGACGCTTTTCGGTTCGGCCGAATCGGCCGTGATGGCGTAATCGTCATAGCCGTGTTCGATGATCCAGCGCGCTGTCTGTTCGTTCGATTCCTTGTTGACGTAGTGTTCTGCGAAGATATACACCGCCTCGCGGTCACTGTCGTAGTAGCAGCGGATGAAGCAGTACGGATCAGGATACCAGCCCCAGTCCTCTCCCTGGAAGATGCGGTCAAAATGCGAAATCTCTTCATCCGTGATCTCCCGCAGTTCCAGATAGTCAAAGACGCTGCCGCCGTCGCCATTGGCCACGCCTTCGTATTCATGTTCATACGCCGCCGGGTTAACTTCCTTCAGGTGCTCCGCGTCGGCGATAAACTTCGCGCCCAACCATTCCGGCGGTGCTTCCGTGTAGCTGGA